GTAATAACGAATGATATATTTCGCGGATTTATTTAAGTCGTAGGTTTTAGCATTGGGGTCCTCCCTTATATCAAATGAGGATATCCTGTCTATGGTAATATCTCCGTTGATAATGTCTTTATCGGTGGAGATATCCAGGCCTATCCAGCCTTTTCCCCCTATACCGCCATCCAAAAACTGCATTGATTGTTCAAATTCACCGTTAGATAAGTCCATAGAATGTTTAGATAGTCCGGTAAAGACATCGGCGACGACTTGATTTCCACCTTTTCTCGGGAGGACGTGAATATCGTTTCTATTTTCTCTCTCCATCCCTGATAGAAGGTTGATTGTAGGTAGAATGTGATTTATGGTAAGGGCAGGCCTTTTCTCCTTCTTTAAATTGGCCAGAGTTTTAGGGTTCCATTGCTTCCCACAGTAAAAGTCATAATTTTTGATAGCCCTATCTACCCAACTGGCATTTCCTTCCTCTGCTTCTTGATTAAACTTTTCCATCTTACTTATTAAAGCAGTTTCCGATTCTTCAGAATCCGATGATTTTATTTTTTCTTCTTCTTCGGTTATCGTTTTTACCATTTTTTCTCCAAATAAAAAGAAGCCCTGAAAAACGGTTTCCCGTTATCAGAGCTTCTTCAGAGCAATCCTATGTTTCAGAATTGCGAAACAAAGGCTTCTTTAGAGCAGTCTCTTAAACTTTTAAATTTTCTTTTTTCGATATATCACTTACGCCACCTAAACAGAAATTAATAGTAATCGAGCCAGTAAAATCATTATTATGATTTAGTATCTCTCTTAATGCTTTTGATATTATGTTTATAACTTTGTCAATCTTTTCAATTTTATCGATTTTACTATCTCCTTAATATCATACTTTTTATTTTGTGTCAACTTTATCCACTCTTTCATCAATATCAAAATATTTTACTCGTGTTTCCAAATATATCTTACCAGTTTCGTAAATTGCATTCCATTTTAATCTATCCAAAAATTTTTTACATACTTCTCCCTGTTCTAATAATTCAATAATACCATCTACCTCATCAATTGATAGTTCTAAATCACCATACCTTCTCAGAAATTCTATTGCTTTCTTTGTTTCCATTTAATTTTCTCCTTTTTATTTATTTTAGGCGCTCATAAAATCTAACCCTAAATCTTCGCTAGTGAAAAAATCTTCAGCCTTGCTTTTGGGTGCTTCTTCTTCAGCATATTGTAAGCCCCAAATTCCCATAACATAAGTACTTGCTCTATCAATAGACCTGCCATAACTCTTCTTGATTTCCTCACTCGACCTGATCATAAACTTATCGCCTTTGTAGGTATATCTTGGAACGGTAAGCTGTCTCTTTAATTCTTGATCGTCGTGATGAAGTTCCACTTCATTATCACCGAATTGATTTCCTGCATACCACCATATCTGCGCCCTTCGGTTTAAAAATTGTTTAGGTACTCCGGATTCTTGCTTTTCTGAACCCATTATTACTAAAACCGGTAGCCCTTTATTGCTCAATATGGAAGCCACTCCGCTACCTATTCCTATACCATCAACTACGTAAAGTGAAGGTTTAAAATCAAAACCCATATTCTCCATTTCATTGGCGGTGTAATACTCGTCTTTCTGACCGTATATTCGAGGCGGTTTTACTATGTTAGTGTTTTCCATTCCATAAATTACTGTTTCATCATCTCCGTATTTTGCAGGATCACATACAATAATCCTTCTTATCGGTTTATGAAACTTATTCTCATTTGCCCGGTCGATCCATCTATCCTGTATTACGATGTCGGCACCTGCCAAGATATCCCAACTTCCATCACGATAGGCCTTTAATAATTCAGGCCGGTTACGCAGGGTATATTCCATGTTAGAAATATAATCGGCAGGCAGAAATGGATTATCAGAAGGCAAGGAAGGGAGGAAAACAAATCTCTCATTGTGGCCCAAAACGAATTGGTCTTTCAACCAGCAGTCCGCTGGATTAGCGGTATAAAATTCTTTAAAGGGTAAAGGAACGCCTCCGATGCTTCTTCTTAAAGTCAACCTCAGTTCAGTTAATTTATCCTCTTCTATTTCCTCCGCTTGGTCCAAACCAAAAGCACCATATTGCGCACTATTAAACTTTTTAACTACTTTTTTGTTGTCCAGTCCGCCATATTGAATCTTAACTCTTTTCTTGATGATGATCTCTTTATTTCTTTCTTTGATTATATAGTCATCTTCGGGGATACATTCTTTCCAGGTTTCCAAGGTGGTATCATCGAAGTCAACCCCTTGAAGTCTCCCCAAAAAAAAGATCGGTATGGGATTTCTCAGAACCGGGATATCAAAATATTCGATAACTGACAAACAATACAGCCAGGTATATCGACAGAGCAAAAACGATTTGCCTCCGCCCTTTGCCCCACCAAACAACAGTCCTCTCACGCAACTCTGATTAAGTATTTGTAAGGCAGTAAGCTGACGAGGGGTAAAGGTAAGGGTCTCACGTTCCTGTGCAAATTCAAATTTCATGCTTTCTCCTTATAAAAATAATCTGCCAAATGACGTAACGGGTTTCCTCTCCAATCGTAAAATCTTATATAAACCTTTTTCCCTTTATACTCTACAACACTTTGTATATAATTTTCTTTGGTTTCTAAATTTTTGTAAAAGTCCATAAAGATATCAAGCTCAATAGAATCAGTTGCGCTTATTCTCATCTCATTCTCAAATAGTGTTCTACACATACCAGACTATCCATCTAAAACTATATTCATCTTTTTCATATTTTAAAATCTTCTTTGCTTTTAACTTTTTTTTAAACCATTTCTCAAATTCATTATCGGGGTTTTCTTTTATTGCAAGAATTTCACTGATATATTTTTTTTTAACTTTAACAGACTTACCATCAATAATATGTCTTTCAATAGTTATTTCTTGACCTTTTCTGACACCAGCCATATATTTAATTTCTTTTTTGGTTAATACCTCTTCTATTTTCATATTTTGATATTCATAATCCTTTCTAATTGTGATTGGTAAAAATTACTGAAATCTACCGGATCAATCGGTAAATCCGCAAGTAAATGTCTCTCTATAAAATTTCTATAATCTTTGTTCATCTGCTGTAAGAAATCTTTCAACATCTCTAAGTGGTCAAAGTTTACACTTTTCTTCTGTGCTAATTCTTTATATATATTTTGCTGTTCTTTGATTAAGTCTTTCAATATATCGATAATTTGTATCATAAATAGTCCTACCTCGTAATTTCCATGATAAATGGGATTATTTATGTAATCATTTTTAACTTTTTCCAAATCTTCAATACTCATTTTTTCCTTAGACCCTTCAATAATTCCACCCCAACAATTACAACCACATTCAGGACAAATACCTTCCCCCATAACTGCTTCGAGAACTAAGCCACAATTTAAACATCTAACTCTCATTATTATCTTTTAACCTCCTTCCATGCGTATACCAGCCCTATGGACGACTGGCATTTTGCCCTTTGTTTATAAGGGTTTCAATTTTCGGGATTTACGGATATTTTATAGAAATAATGTGCCAGATGAGCTATTATTTTAGTCACTTTTATAATTTGTCATTTCTAATTTGATATTTTTTTTACTTGCCTCTTTTGTGAGACAACTAATACATCTTAACCCACTACCATTTTTTATACCTGTTATTTTTCCCCACAATTCGTCGGAAATTCCATAAACATAATCATAACGTCTACCACAAATCTGACATTTTTCGCCTATCGTTTGGTCATCTATTTCTAATAATATTTCATCAACAAATTTATCTAATTCGTATAAAGAAAACAATATTTGACATTGTCCATCTGGTCTTTTAACAATCCATTTTTTGAAAATACAAGTAATTCTATTCTTTAATGATTTCTTTTTCATTATACTTTATACCTTTTGATATACGCTGTAACTCTGAAATTTTCCCACTTACAACGATTAATCGCTGAAACTGTTGGTTCTACTACAGGAGTGGGAATTTTTCCCATTTACAACTACTTTCTTATTTTGATAATTTTCTCCTAATCTACAACACAATGAACTTCATAATCGTTTTCAATATCTTCGTGATTTATTTCTATATGAAATTCATCAATTTTTGGGAATAAAACTGATATTTCTTTAATTATTTTGGGAACTTTATCATTTAGATATTCTTCAAATTCTAATTGCATAATAAGCAATTCATTTTTTTCCATTAAAATTAATCCTTTCAAGAATTTCTTCATGCGATACGTTTTTATATAGCTAATGCTGGTTGGAATGGTCTTGTTAATTTATTACCTTTTTTAAGATTTTCCCTCGCAGGTAATAATTGTAAATTCTTTAAAGCCCAGCACCTTTTAAAACCAATTTGGCCTGATTTAGTAAAATTAAAAACACTTATTGGAATAATATGGTCAATGTGTAATTTACCATTTAAAACATCTCGCCAAGTATATCCTTCTGGCATAGTCTTATTTAGTCTTTTTATTAAATCATTATAAGAATAACCTAAGAGAGATTCCAAATGTATATCATTTTTATTACCTTTTATAGTTTTCCCTATTGCCCTATTCATTTTTTGATTGAGGTTAAATTTTAAATCTGTTCTGAGTTTTATCCTTTTATAAATACTGCGTTCTTTTCTGTGTGTTAGATTGTATATTCTATGACTTTCTAATATTGTTTCTCTATTATTTTGTCTATATTCCAATATCCTTTCTTTATTCTCTTGGTAATATTTCTTCTTACGTTCTAATTCCGACTCACGGTGTTCACGATAATATTTTTTATCAGACATATAATTAAACTCCTTTTAAAAATTTTGCCATGCGTGGCATTTTGGACAAGAGCAACGGGACATATTATTTTCGAGAGGGAGCGGGACACCCGCCCCCCTGCCTTCGTGTTTCTGGTTCAAAAAATCTTTTACTCCACCGATGGAGGAGTGCCATTTTGCCCTTATATATCAATGCTTTCAATTTTTGGCTTTGGCTTGCTATTGACAAGGTTTCAAGCTCAATTCAAGCCCAATTCAAGCTTAATAATTTACTTTACATAATTATTCTTATAGGACGTTGCAAGCTGTAACTCTGAAAATTACCCGCTTTCAGCTTCTTCCGGTTTCCCTTTTTGCCCTTTTTCTTGCTTCTTTTCCTTCTTTTCCTCTTTAAAGGTAATTAAGGATACAGTTTCAGCTTTGGATCTGGTTCCTCCGATGATCTTATAGGCTTCTTCCTTTGATGTTTCAAGATCCTTCCGGTTAATAATGATTGTAATCTGTGGGGTTTCCCGGCTTCCGGGTGCTTCTTTGAGGTATTTTTTATCGTTATACTCAACGTCAGCGATAGATAATTTGTACTTGAGGGCGCGCCAGTCCTTTGTTTTCTTATCTATGGCGTATTCATCAAGCAATTTCATCTGTTGTTGAATCCACTTGTCCCGGGCGTGCGTAACATCGATATCGAAATCCTTCAGCTCCCTTTGCCAATCATAAATATGATGTTTATAAATATCAGCCTCAGCTGCAACGATCGCAATAAAAAAATGCTTCTCGAATAACCTTATCAGTTCAGCTCTAAGCTCTGGGGTGAAAATCGTAGGCCTGCCAGGTCCCTTTTTCTCTTCTTCTCTCTTCTCTTCTTTATCTGATACCTGGTCTATTATTTTTGACTGTACCGGATCATCATTAATCAATATTACTTTTTTCTTCTTCATAAGTGGATGTATAACACAATTTCAATTTATCTTCAATGTTAAAATGTTTTTATATCTTTTATTAAAATATATCTTGACAATTAGGTTAAGTTGTGATATATTCAATATAGGTAAATAAATAAAGGGTTTAGGAGGTTTTTAAGATGATAATATCAAAAAAGGATATGGGTCACGGTCAATACGCTTGGTATATTAACGAAGAAATAACAGAACTATCAGAACCAGAAATTATTGACCTTGTAGGAAAAGAGAACGAAAAGAGATTCTTCTCATTACTTAACTATTATGGTAACTTTGAAATAAAAATATAAAGGAGGTTAAAAAGATTATCATTTTAATTGGAAAAATTTAGATACTAAATAGCTTTATAGACTCCATTCTTTAGAGTGGAGTTTATTAAGGTTATTTTAGACTGATACTAAAAAATTAAAGGAGGTTTTTAGAAATGTTAAGCGATCAGGCAGAAGTTGCGAAATTGTTGAGAAAGGAATTAAAAGAAAAGTTTCCCGGAATCAAGTTTAACATCCGTTCAAGGTCTTTTAGTGGAGGAAATGACGTCAGGATTGATTATATTAATGGAGTTCCGGCTGATGAAATTAGAAAAATAGTCAATAAATACGAAGCTGGATCATTCGATGGTATGACAGATATGTATAATTATGACTACGATAAAACCGGACCAACTGCAAAATATATAATGGTCAATCGAAATATTAGTGATGATGTATGGGAAAAGACTAAAAGAGACTTAGCCTATTCTTATGGTATTGCAGATGTTGAAGATGAGAGCTTATGGCAAAAGAAATTTGACGCATGGTCAAGCGTAGTAGTGCATAGAGAATTAGTCAATAAATGCTTGTAGCAGTCAGAACTCCGGGCGTTGTTTCGCAAGAGAAACAATTCCCGGGGTTGTGATTACTTAATTTATACGAAAGAAGGAGGTGAGAGAAGTTGGCTAATAAAGATGAGTTAATAAAAAGAATTAATGAAATCAAGAAAGAAATTGAAGTACAGAAATATTATATTTGTAGTTGGGGGTCATGGGATAAAATCAAAAGTTTAAAGGATGAGCTTAAATTGTTAGAAGAGAACATATAATCATAAGCGTACCTTTGAATTCGTTCGTCTAGTGCAATCCTGGTGCATTAAATTTGACTAAAGGAGGTGAAAATATGCAAATTACAAAATTACACAAGAAAACCTATCATATTGAGGCCGAAGGTGCTATAATCAATATACAAGAAGGTTTGTTTGATCGGTTTGGCCGGAGAGTAACCGCGGTTTCGATTATTCCCGATGTCCAGATCCCAGAGAATCCGGTTTGGCATCTGTTGGGTTATGCTCATAATAGAATCGTGCAGCTAAAAAATCTAAAAGCGAGGTGATAATTAGTTGTTAAAATTAAATTTAAAAGAGGATTATTTTTCTGTGATAGTACCAAAAGAAAGTTTTATCATTTCAAAAATGATTGTTAAAAAACTATCCGATGGAGTTATTAAAATTGAAGATAAGGACAGTAGATTTAATTGTTATAGAATTTTAGAGACTCCGGATAAATATACATTATGTTATAGAAGGGGGTGATAGTTTGAAAACAATAAAAAAAAGCGAATTAAGAGAGTTGGTTAAAAAAAAATCTCTCCGGGAAATTGGCAAAATTTATGGGGTTACTTACGAGAGGATCCGTCAAATATGTGTTAAGTGGGATATAACCAGGAGAGGCTGGAACAAAATAAAGCTAATAGATGATGAGGTGAAAAAATGAAAACAAAAGAAATAATCATTAATATCGAAGCGAAAAATGAAAAAGAACTATTTCATCGATTAGTCAAAGCTAAATATTTAATTGAAGAACATTTTCAAGATGAAAGAAGGAGGGGAGAACAAAATCCTTTTCGCAATTTCGATATTTGTAGTAAAAATGTGCAAGTTATTATCAGAGATAAAAAAGGTATGTTTGATAATGCTCAGCTTGGTGTTGATGAAACTGTTTATTTTGAGGTCAATGAGGCCAAAGAGATATCTATAAAAGATCTAAAGACTATGAGGAAATATGCAGATGGATTAAGAAAAAAGGGTTTTGCTATATCCCCGGTGCCAAAGAAGAAAGCGAAATCTAATAAAGCTGATGGATATTATTTCCCTAAATTAAAAGATTTAGCCGTAAACGTAGAGGGAGATACCGGTTATGGAGAGTGGATAACATTTAAGGAGACGGAGTAAAATTTTTAATGAGACGTAAAATGAAAATTAATAAAATTAATCCTTTCTCAGATATCCCTCAAGATAAACTGTCATATTTTGCTGGTATAATTGACGGTGAGGGTTATTTTGAAGTACGCCATGAGACAGAAAAAAGGAGAAAAAAGGGTTATTATCCTAGAATTAGAATAACTATTGGGAATACTTTTTATCCTTTAATAGAATGGATTAAAAACATCTTTGGAGGTTATGTCGGAAAGGATGTTCTAAGATCCCAAAAACACAAAATTTGTTATAGATTGTGTATTAGTAATAAAAATAAAATTAGATGTCTTCTGCCTCTTCTACTGCCTTATTTAATCGTAAAAAAAGAAAAGGCAAAAGACATCTTAGATAATTGGGATAGTTATATTAAGTAATGAGAAATCTACTCCGTCTCTTTTTTTTTATTTATTTTTTTATTTCTTTTCCGGTTATTGTCAAGTCTGGCTTGGTGGGACATTTCATTTGTAATACTTTAAACTCTAGATCATAGCCGGACTCATTAATTAATTGCCTTACTATGTCTCTAACTAAAAATTGTTTGGGTTCACAACCTATCTGCTTTGTGGCTGGGGGTATAATGATCCTGTTCTCAAGGTGTAGTCTGGATATATCATAAGTTAGCTTACCGCAAAATTTCTGTAGGGTAGCGACTTCTTTTCTCAGCTCTTTGCTTTTTTCCCATAATTTATTTAAGGCTTTGCCTCGTTCTTTGTTCTGCTTATTAAGTGCAACCGCTTCTTTTTCTAATGCATCAATTTTCATATTCATAAAATCTACTTCGTTTTGTGATACCATTTGCTTAACCTCCTTTCTGTTATTATCTTTTCAAAGGAATTAAATCATATTTGCTTCTCCAGGTATAATATCTAAACCATGATAATGTTTCAATAGTTGTTCTATTCTTTCTACAGCACTTATAGTTTCAGAAGTTATAGGACTAAATCTAATCTCCCTGGCTAAATGGATAGCGCTATTCATCTTATCTCTATTCCTGTGAAATTCTTCATTATCTTTCAAAACATCTAAAACTTTTAATAAATCACTTTTATCTATTTCCATCATTAACCTCCTTTCTTGATTTTTTGATTTTTAATTGTTTCCAATATCTCTTCTTTGTATATACATTTCTCCCAACCGGGACATTCCAGAAACTTACTTCCTTTGTACTCTATGCAATCCAGGCAGAATATTCTTATTTTATATTTTACGTTAGTAACGTCATCTTTCATCTTGTTGATTTTCTTACCATATCTTTTAATATATGAGTCTTTTAAAGATTTTACGCTATAGTCAGTTTTGTTTGTGGTCTTCTTTCTTTTTCCCAAAAGCTTTTCCAAGTATCTTTCTTTTCTTGCTTTTGCCTTTTCGGGATTATTCTTGAGCCATCTTCTATCTCTGTCGCGATATTCTTTTTTATGATCCTGATAATACTTTTGGAAATATTCTTTGTCTATTGTCATGGAGTAAACTCCTTCCCACAAAAAGGACACGTCACTTTATACTCGTAATCTTCCCCTTTCATTAAACCTCTGATATCGGACCGGCTTAAGGCTTTTGCTTTTTCTAACCACTCTTCATAATTATTTTTAGTAGCTAACGTCCCGGCAAGATATAATTTTTCGCTGTCTATACCTTCAAGTTTCGCAGGAGAGACATTATATTTCTGGACCCACAATTCATAATTTTTGATAAGTTTATAAACATAGCCCCTACTCAAGCTGATCTCCGGTGTACCAAGATATTCTTCAAAGGTTTCATAACCTAGAGTCTTATAATATCTCCTATCCCGGTTTATCTTTAGCATGACAGCTAAATTCCAAAAGTTTTTAGTTATAGATTGCTTTATCTTTATAATTATCTGGTGGTTGTTAAATGCTTCGTCTGCAATTTGTGAAGAATCCACATCAGTTCTATCTCCAGGTCTTTCTTCTCCATTATGGTCCACTTCCTTGAACCTCCTTCCTTGTTAGCTTCTTCACTTAATTTATACCCCCATTCTTTCCCTCGTTGTTTTATTAGCCAGTCTTTGAAATCTCCCGAAGCTTTATGGGCTGAATAGTTAGTTAAAGTATGACAGCCACCGCATAAGGCAATTCCATTTTCCAGACACCAACGTACTCTAAAGTTTGACCTTCCGTAAATGTGATGAGGTTGGATTGAATTCCCACTTCCTGGTGATTTCCTTTTGCCACATTTCTGACATTGGTTGCCATCACGAAGGACTATTATCTTTCTCCATAAGTCGTCAAGGTTGTCATTGAGTTTTTTTAGATCGCTTCTTGGTTTCCTTTTCTTTTTCTTTTTTTTGTGCCAGGCCATTATGAGTAGTCCCAACATTCTTTTCGGTTCCTTTCAATAATTTTTGAATCTCTAATATCTCTTTCCCCCGGACATACCAGAAATTAAACATCTTTCTACCGATTGTCTTTTTCTCTTCAAGTAAGGCTATTATTTCTTCCTCTTTTCTTAATAATATTTTTGCTATATCCCGGGGAGTGTATATTTTATAAAGGTGTAGTTTTTTCATTTCACCACTCCAAACAGATATAATAATCCACAAATCGCCACTAACCCTAATATCAACCAGCCAAAACCTTCAGCAAAGAAGCCTTTCATATAATCAAAAAAACCTAATTCTGCTTTTTTAACTGGACTGCTAAATCCTTTAATCTTTTCATATCCAACTTTTAATTTCATTTTTTTACTCCTTTGGGGAAGTATTTTTGCTCAAGTTCTTCCATTAAAAACAATAGGTTAGGAGAACGATAACCTCTTGCCTTCCCTTTTACATCCTCCCACATCTGCCAAACCTTCTTTAATTCTTCTTTGTCTATCTTGCCTTTCTGGAGTAGGGTGATGATTTCTTGATATATGGTTATAGCATTTTTAACATCAGCCTTTTCTTTTAACATTTCAGGAATACCAAATGCTTCTAATATTTCCTTATGTGTTTTTATTTCATTCTTTAAAAACTCTATCGCCTCTTTAACTTCCATCTTTAAATATCTCCCCCTCTATTATTTTTATTTTCCCTCTATATATTCTCTCTTCCGGAATACCACTAATCTCTTTGCCACAAGTTTTTAATTTTTCAATTCCCCCTGGGCAATCATGCCCCCAGACCGGACATCTTAATTCTCCGCCTATAAGTGGCTGTTCTTCAATACAATACTCGTATTCACAAAACAATCCTCTTTTTTTATAATCCTTCATTTCCTTAACTTCCATCGCTTTTTTCCTCCTCTATCGGACATCCAAAATTAGCATTAGTAATACAAACCAAATGGCCGTCATGGTTCCAGTCATGAGGACGAAAACAAGATTTATCCAAACATTCTTTTTCGTTAATAGATAAATCTTTTGCAGAGCCATAACCCCATTTCTCTTTATATTTTTTATTCCACTTTAATATCATTTAATCATCTCCAATACTATTAATTTTTAATAAGGTGATACCTTTCTCCTTAAAAGATCGTCTATCTCTTTGTATTGCTCCGGATTTATGAGAGGCAACCTTTTCCTCATATCTCTCCAGACGGTAGTTATTGAAACTTTAAATTTTAACCCGGTAGTTTTCAATGTCGCCTTGTTCCTTAGCATAAATTCAGACTCATCAAATACCCTTTCCACAATACTTTTAGAAAAATTTGAATCAATATTAACTTTAGATCTCATGATTTATTTTCTCCTTTCTTTTTCAATTTGGATCATCCAAGCCAATTTTAATATTTTTTATTTCCTCATCGGTATAAATTCCCAGTTCAGCCTCAACTATTTTTAATCGTTTTTCAAAATCTTCTAAAAGTGGAATCATATTTTTCTTTGTCTCCCATCTATCTGTGCCATCATTCCAATCAAATGATTTTAACTTTTTTAATATTTCTAAATTTTTGCTCATTCCTCATAACCTCCCATTTTTATTTTAAAATCTGTTATTCTTTCATCTAAATTTTTGTGGTTCTCTATATCACTTTCCGGCAGATACTTTTTAATAGATTTCAGTTTATACACGCTAGTCTCATTCATTATTTCAATCCACTTCTTTTGGTCGTAATATCTCGTTATTCCCGAGTGATCTGCAAAAAACTCCTGAGTCAATCTCTGTCTTTTATAATAAGATAACTGCTCAAACTCTATTACCTCTAAAGGTTTTGTAGGCAGAGACATAAAATATATATCATCTAAAGTTTTCATTCCCCAATAGGCACACTTCAACAAATATTCCTCAAGACTAATTTCTTTAAGTTCTAATTGTTTGAGTAACATTATTGAAGTATGAGCTGCTTTAATTTGTGGTAATGCTTTTTCTATCCCTTCCATTGTTTATCCTCCAAAAGTATCATCCTGGCATTTCTGACAAAACCCTGAAATCTCATATTCTTTAATTGATAACTGGTCTTTAAAATCTTCCATTTTTATTTCTTTACCACAAAAGACACAAACTCCTTTTTCTTTAGCTTCTGTTTCCGATCTTCCGAAAGTTTTCTTGGCAAAGTTATCAAGAAAACTTTGTAATTCTTTAGTTCTTTCCATTTTAGACCTCCTTTAATCCAGATTTTGTTAACATAAATTTCTTGCCTGTTTCCACAAAACCATTTTTTAAATTCCTACACCTTCCACTTTTCCCATTACAAGGATTATACGGTTTGCACCATCTACCACAATCTCCTTTGTCTATAAATTCTTCATTTTCTTCACACCACATATCTCCGCCAATATCTCTTTTCATTTCAAATAATTCTATTTCTTTATCTTCTCCGTCTATTATCCTATCTATATAACCATCTATAGTAAAAACTCCATCCTCATCTTTACTCTCCATATAATATTTCATTTTTCCTTTACCTCCTTAACCCATTGGATTACTCCTTTTCATAATATTTATTATAAGGGTCTAATTTTTCAAGGCATTCAAAAACATCAGCGGGTCTGGGGAAGAATTTACATTTTTTAATACAACATTTAATAACATATTTTGTTTTATCATCAGGTATCTCTTCAAATATTTCAGCATATATCTTTAATACATCAGACGGTAGCCCTTTATCCCAGACCTTTCCGAATATACTCATCATATCGTTAAAATTTTTCTTATCCATTTTATCACTCCATTTCTTTTAAAGATTCTTCCATAGAGACTTTGGGCTTCCCTGCATATTTATTTGTATCTAAATCTTCTTTAAGAGGGAAAACCCCTTGCCAGCTATTCATAATACTTTGGTCAAGTATGGCGATTTGTTCTTCTTCGTTATTGCTTAATTTATTTAATTTTATAAATAATAATTCTTCTGCTCTTTCTGTCATTGGTTTTCTAATTTTCTTTCTCATAGTTTTAAAATCTTTCCATGCCTTAATAAAATTAGCACCCTTTTCTTTTGTAAGAGTTTCTTTTGATATAGTTTCTTTTGTAGTTTCTTTTGAGTCCGCCTGTTTGGGTAACTTTTTGTTACCTGTTTGGGTAACATCTGTTACCTGTTTAGGTAACTTTATATCCTGAATAGGTAACTTTTTATCTGTTACCTGTTTAGGTAACTTTTCCCATTTTTCATAATCTTTTTGGAAAGATAATTTAATACCACTTTTAATTATCATATTTCTCTGGATTAATTTTTTTAATGTTCTACTGATATGACTTTTATATATACCAGTCATTCCTACTAATTGACTAATAGGTATCCAATCTTCTTTCTTGTGCCAACCGTAAGTTTTTCTTAATATGGCAAGTAAAACCTGTATTTCATAACTTGAAAAATAGGTTTTTGCCATTGCCTCTATTATTTCATTCGCTATATCAACATGACCATCTTCTTTTTGAGGGTTAGCCATTTATTTGACCTACTTTACGTCAGTTTTTGTTGCTTGCACTAGTCTATCGACTTGGTTATAAATTTGTCTTGACCGCCAAAGAAGAGTATCTAAAAGTGCCAAATGATTTTCCAACCAACCTTGAGGTTTTCTCACATCTGCTGAACCTTCGCCTTCTTTTTTCAACTCTTGAGGCAATAAACTTTTATTTAAATCGTTGGTCAAACTTTCGATAGAATTTAGACTTTGTAATAAAGTCTGTGTACGACCTTCTATCTGACATACTAAATTCTCTTTTGCATTTTTACCCTCTTTACTCTGTGCAAGACCTTGCTCAATTTCATTTCTTACAAATTCTTCCATTCTAAAATCTCCTTTCTAATTTTTTTTGGGGCAGGTTAAGACAAAGCCGCAAAAACCTGCCCCTCCTTTCCTTAGCACTCTTACGAAACTAAACCCTAATCATAGGCATCCCTCCTTTATATGGGAAATTCTTTTATCTCCTCCGGAAAGATATTTTTTAAGCTATTTTTTAGATAGATAGGGATATCATTATCCCGGCAAAATTTAATTATGCTTTCGATCCATTCCTTTTTTGGTATGATCTTCCCTTTTCTGGTCCCGGTTTCAGCGCCAATAATTACCCAGTCTATATCCCAAAAACCAATATAATCATTAGGGTCAATTTCTTCTAATATTGGCTCGAAACTTATAAAGGTTTTTTTTAATAAATGGGAATCGTTTAAATCGTATAAACTTTCTTCCCCGATATCATTCTTTTTTGTTACCGTTACCCCTAGCCAACAGTTTTCAGGAAATACCCATTCGTTATATACCTCAGGATCTTTCGTTAAGAATATAAAGGTATGCTGAGGGTATTCTTTAGTTTTATCAATTACCTTTTGAATCCATACTTCATCCCAATAAACTATTTCACTCATAGACCCTACAAATATTCGTTGTGGTTTTTTAGGGAATTTTTTATTGAAACTATTTTCTCTCCATTCTGGTTTATTCCAATCTTCAATAAATTTAAACCTATTATTTATCCTTCTTGCATAGCAATAACTACAATTATTTTTACAGCCAATCGCAGGATTAAATGTTCTATCGCACCATCCTATCTTATTCATATTTTTTCCTCCAATTCCAATGTTTTCCTCTTTGATTATGTCCACTTATATATTTTCTCAATCTTGCTTTATCATCTCTATTAATTAATTTTCTTCCACATCCACAAGCACAAAATATTTCTATTCTTGGAAATTTTTTTAGTATATTCATTTTAATTAATGCTTTAATACCATTTTCTATATTTTCTCTTTTCCAATGAATCTTTCCGTGTTTGTTATTTGAAGTTAACTCAAGATTTTCTATTCGATTATCACTCCTATCTCCATTTATATGGTGAATAATCTCAGAAGAGTTAAGCTCTCTACCTAAATGTTTTTCCATAATCAGCCTGTGTTCTGAAACATAATTGCTTTTTGAATTTGAATGACCACGAGTTTTAATTCTAATATATCCAGAATTTTTATCGATTACTCTACCACCCTTCCAAGATGGATTTTTGTCATATTGCATTCTCTCTGAAAGTTCTTTCTTAAACTCTATACTATGAATCTTTATTCCCTTATGTTGTTTAGAGATTGCTTTTTTTGCTTCTAATATTTTTGAGTTGTGTCCAGAAATGAATCTTCTTTCTCTTCCATATTTATCATATTTCAAAAATTCTCTTCCGCAACCACAGGCACATTTTACTTTTTCATTATTTAATTCACACCAGCCTATTTTATTTTTCATCTTAATTTATCTCCTATCCAATCTTTCGCATCTATCAGAGAAAATATGATTATCTCCGGCAAAATTACGAGTAGGAAGCCGAGGATCAAGACTAATTTTTCTAATAGATATTCGATTGCTTTCATCTCAAAAACACCCAATAAACCAATACCATTATTGTTGACCCAATTAACCAATAAATAAATTCCATGTTAATAACTCCTTTTTATTTGCCTGCCCCGGGAAGACTGCAACCGTGAATTGCTCTTATATCTTCCCTACTCTCGTAGTGCGTTTCTCTCTAACGCCACAGGGCAGGCAAATATTTACTTTTCTTCCTTGGCCCACTCCTTCGGATGATAGTGTTGGAGTATTTCTTTTAATTTAGTCAGGTCTTCTTCGGATAATTCCTCGATTATGGGGTTGTATCCCATCTCGTCCTCCCACTTCTCATCATCACTTAAAAAGTTTTCTCGTCTTAATGCATATACTTCTTCAACCAGGATATCCTTCATTAAAGAAGTTTTATCTCCTTTAATTAGTGGTTCATTCTTTTCCAAATGTTTTTTGATTGGTTCCTTATCTTGAGCGTCTATCTCTCTTTTAGCTCTTTCCCCTACTTCATCACCTACTCCCCACCACAAGGATAACCATTCGCTGGCTTTTTCTACGGATAATTTCTCAGGGCTTCCTATCTCCCTGATCTCTTCTTTGGTAATAAATCTTGATTCAATCATCCCTTTATGCCAGCCTTTTTCATCTCTATAGCCAAAGATTTTATTCTTTTGTAGTGTAGAGGCCGGCCTAAACTCGGTGTCTCCAACTGCGTCCCTGGCTTTTTCTATACGTTCTTCTTTAGTGGTTCCACCAAACTCTTTGGTGATATCTTCGCTAGTTATTCTTTTACAAATGTAATCTCTTATTTTATCCGCAAATTCAAAATATTCTTTTTCTGTATGTACTTTGATAAGAAAAGTTTTGCTTTCTATCTTGGCCAATTCGGTAACAGCTTTGATGGCACATTCCCGAACTATGCTAAAGTGTACTTTCTTATCCCATTCAAACTTCTTTTCCCAGTAATCATCTTTAGACCCGTTAGATCCATTTCCCCCTGTTGAACCTTCTCGCGTAACCTCTTCTTTTCTATCACCTTCAAATTCGCAATTATTAAGAGACCTCTTCGTTACACCTTTACTATCTTTATATTCTTTACCCACCTTTCCCTTAATTTTTAAAGTTGCACCTTTTGAAACTTTGTCTCCTTCTGAATCAAGTTTAAGCCAGGCACCCTGTTCGCCGGTGGGATCTTTTATTACTATGAACTGGCTCCATACAACCTTACCTTCAAATTCATTTGAGTTCGGTTCTTTAAGCTTAAAGACTTTCCCTTCCAGTTCTATGGTGTCTCCTTCACTTGCTCTCGGCATTTCTTTAATCTCTATTTTCACCTTTTTTTCCTCCTTTCTTTAAATAATATTTTCCATTTTTAAATTCAAGCTTAATCCTAATTTTTACTTCATAAACTAAACTATCAACAATCTTCTGTATGTACTCATCAGTTTCAAAATATGCCTGTCCTAATTTTGCCCTTTTAATGGCATCTTTTATCATTGGTTTAAAAACTGTTCTTAATTGTTCTAACTTTTTTTCTTTCAATTTCTCACCCCCTTTTGTTTCTCTGCGAATCATTCTATAATTTCTACTCGGATTACATTTCTTCTCTTTGCTTTTATACTCCCGTTAGTAGTTTCTTCTAAAATCATCTTCTTCTTTCGCTTGATAGTTATTCTTCCCTCTGGTAAAAACAAGTTCTTTGATAAACTTTCTCTAAATTCTTTTAGATTAATCAAAAATAACACCTCATTTCTTTAAATTTTTAATTGTGATACTAAACTTCGGGTCTTGATGTTTAATCTCTATTCCTTCAACTTTATGGCTTACCGCATTGTTTATATCAAAGACTTCTCCCTCAAGTAAAAACAAATTAACATCAGTATTTTCACCGACAAGTTTACTTGCCTCGAATAATACTGAATTGTCTAACATGATTTGTTTCTTCAATTCGGCTTTCTTAATAGTGGTAGTAACTGTGAGGTATAGATATTTAAGTCTTGAAGGTAGAGATATTATCCAGGACATCAATATCTCATCTTGATATTTCCATTCATCAGGCATTACTTTGAAACTGACCGAGCCTAATTTACATTCGAGTTTATCTTCTCCGGAAAAATGTAAACCTGTTTTTAACGCTTCTTCTATTTCATAAATTTTAGTTTCTAATTCTTTAATTTCAACGTTATTCTCTTCACATAACTTTTCATTCTTACGTCTTATCAATTCGATGTCTAATTTCGTATCCTTATAATTTTTTAGAATTTTTTCCAAGTCAAACTTTTCTTGTAACTTCTTCAACTTTTTCACCTCCTTTCATTTCTTTATTTTTTATAGATTCTACTGCTGCATCTGCTAAAAAAGGCAATACTATAAACATAACCTTATTGGAGATACCTCCTATAAAATCGGCTTTTCCACCAATTAAGGCATTAGCAAGAAATAATATTGTCTCTTCTTTTTCGGTTTCACTCATTTCTATAATCTTTGACATGAAATCATCTATTTGTGACACTTTTTTCACCTCCTTTGATTTAGTCTTTATTTATATGGTCTACACGTTAGTTAATTGTCTTAATGTCCACACATCAGTTTTATAAAAAGGTATAATCATACCAGATTCCCAAAATCGCATTTTTTGAGCCTTACATATCAACGGTTTCCGAGAGCTGATGTGTGGACATCTCCGTTTTCTTTCTATCTTTGCTTTTATTCTCTCTCCAACGTTCTCGGTTAAGAGATTTTTTACACCCTTTGCAATATTGAGTCCTGTAATTATCAGCTAAAAATATTTTCTTACATCGGTTGCATTGTTTCTCTACTTTACCTATTACCGGACTTTCCTTTTCCACAATTTTTTCTCTATCCTGTTTGGTTAACTGATAACCGATTTGCTTTGCTCGATGTTCGGCTATATAAAGTGTTTCTAATTGAGGATTCATCGGTAAAACTGCTTTCTCGAAATATCCACATCTTTTATCTTTGAATAATCTGCAACAACAATCTTCATCGTATTCTTTATCACAGTAATTTTTTATACCGTTTAAAATTGGACTGTAGCAAGCACATTCATTAATTACTAATTTTATAATTGATTTAATTGTTTTCATTTTTTACCTCCTTTATACCTGGCTCAGCTAAAGGGTTGACAAGTTATAATAGGCAGGAGCGTACTACAACTTAGATAACTGAGCCAGGCTTTTTGTTTAAATAAAAAAAGACCGGACATCGCATTATAGCGACGTACATAGAATCTTTGATCCTTTAGAATGATTTTCTTTAGGTGTGACCAACCGTAAGTTTTCTAAAGACCAGCATTTCTGAAATTCATAATCAGTAATTTCTGAATAATTAAAAGCTGAAACAGGCATGATATGATCAAGTTCAAGTTTCCCGTCTAAATAATCATTCCAGGTATAGCATTTTGATAGAGTTTTCCTCAGATGGTTTTTTAAATCTTTAAGCGTATACCCAACATAAGATTCCCATTGATAGCCAATTTTGTTATGTAAAATGCAAAATCTTATAATTGAATACATTCTTTTAGTAAGATTAAATTTTTTCTCATTCCAATATTTCTTTGAATAATAACCGTTATAATATTCTTTATTCTGCTGATAGTAGATTATGTTTTGTCCATCTTTT